GCGCATCGAACGCCTCCGCTACGCTGGGCCGCGTGGTGCCCCTGGTCGGCGATGTCACCGGATCCGCCGGCACAGCTGCCACGCTTTCCCGGGTGGTCGCCCTCGCCGGCGACATCACCGGCAGCGCCTCGACAGCTGCCACCGCGGCCCGCATCGCTGGCCTCGCCGGTGACATCGCCGGTAGCGCATCGACCTCCACCACGCTTAACCGGCTCGCAGTCCTGGCCGGTGACATCGCAGGCAGCGCCTCGACAAATACCACAGTGGATGTCGGGGCTCTTCTCGATGGCTCGGTCGCCGGTAGCGCATCGACAGCTGCCACGCTTAACCGGGTGGCAGCCCTCGCCGGTACCGCAACTGGATCGGCGACAGCCACCGGGATCCTCACAGCTGGCACGCTCCTCGCCGGCGACATCACCGGTAGCGCCTCGACCGCTGCCACGCTTTCCCGCGTGGCAATCCTCGCCGGCGACATCGCGGGATCGTCCGCGACCGCCACCACGCTGACACAGGTGGACATCCTGGCCGGCTCGGTCGCCGGCAGCGCCATCGCGGTCGGGGTCATGAACCGCTTGGCGGCCCTGGCCGGCTCCGCTACCGGCGGCGCGACCGCGGGCGCCACGCTGGGCCGCGTAGTCACCCTCGAAGCTGCGGCAACGGGTAGCGCCTCGGCCTCCGCAGTGGTCACGGTGGCCAACTTCCTCGCCGGCGGAGTCGCCGGCAGCGCCTCGACCGCTGCCGCTATTCTCAATACCAAAGCCCTTGCCGGCGGAGTCACCGGCAGCGCCTCGACAGCCGCCGACATCTCAGAATCCCAATCGCTCCTGGGCTTCATCGCGGGCGCTGCCGCGCTGGATGCCGCTCTGAATGTAGATTCCGCCCTTTCTGGCGCTCTCGATGGCTCTGCATCTGCGGTCGCCTCCATCACCGTTGAGATTACAGACCCCCTTATCAAGAGCGACGGATGCGAGATTGTCAGCCTGGCGCTCCTCGGTGAGTCAATCACCTACTATCCCGATGGGGTGATCGCAGACGGTAAGGCGATCAATGCCATCGTAGAGCGACTCGAGGTGGATATCGCGGCCTTTGCCGATGCTGACAGCCTGACAACCAGCGTGGAGTTCTATATCTGTACCGATGGGGCAAAAGGAATCAGCCGCCCAAACATCGGCGAGGACCTCGCTGATGTCGTAATCCGCGAGGGCGACACCGCCAGCCGTGTCAGGGTTGTCGAGCTCCTTGAGGATGACCCCGGGCTCTGGAAATTGCTGGGGGTGAAGTGATGGGCATCATCGACTTTTTCGGATACACGCCAACCGAGCGGATAAAATACTACCCAGGCGGAGACCTGGCCGCCGGCGTGGATATCTCTGCCGTCATTTTCAGGACCCCGCTGGCGGTCCTCCAGGGCTCTGGTGTCCGCGTGGTGGAGCTGCAAATTCCTAACGACTCGACCACGGGGGTCATCGCCATCGACCTGGGCAAGGACCTTGCTGACGTAAAAACCACAGGAGGCGGCGGCCTCGACCGGATCCGCATCATCAGAATGTTATCTGGCGATGCCGGCGTCTGGCGTTTGATTGGAGCAAAGTGATGGCGCTGGCCGGCGGATCATCTGGATTCTCGATGCCGAATCTGCCGCAGGTGCGCCGGGCGCTGGCGATCTCCCCAACCGAGGCATCGCGAGGGCTCTGGAGCGGCACCAGGAGATCACTGGGTGGCTTCAGGAAGGACTGGTTGACCGCTGTCCCTGTCAATATCAAGGGACGCGGACGCAAAGCCCCAGGCGGTAGAAAGCCGGGCAAGACAGTTGGAGGCTCATTCCTGTGGCTGGTCAAGCCCAACAAGCGGGGAGCCGTGACGCGGCCTGAGCAAATCTATGGGAAAATCTACAGCGACAGCTTCGCAGCTCACGGGCTGGAGGTCGGCGGAACAGCCAAGGGCGAGGGCGGCCACGACCTGGCCATCCCGATTACAGGTTCAGGAGCCGGCCATCGAGAGACAAACACATCTGCCAGTGGCCGGGTGAAAAAATCATGGAAAACCGTGGGCCTGGCACTCAAACAACGGAGATTCCAATTTAGCGTTGTTGACCGCGGTGAACACTCGATCATCAGAGCCCGCCGGCGCCTGACGAAAAAACAACAAAAGTCCGCGATGGGGAAGAAGGGGGCGAAAATACCCCGTGAATGGGTTCCGATATTCATTCTGAGGCGAGATGTGAAACTGACCCCGGGCCGCCTGCGGTTCTTCTCCTTCTGGGCCGGCACTCATGATGCGACCCTGAAGCGGTACGAGAAGGAAATCGACAAGGCAATGGCCAAGTGGTGGAAACGGTAGCCTGATGCCGAGTGTACGGGAAAACATTATCGCAAACGTAGCCACAGCCCTGGGGAACATCTCCACAGCCAACGGCTACGGGAACGATATCACCGGCGGCATCCAGCGGTTCCTCCAGACGGGCCTTACAGTGGCCTCAGTCCCCACCATCGTGGTTCAGTTCGACAACGAAGACAAGAGCCTCGGCCCGGTCGAGCAATACACATGCACGTTGACCATCGGCATCTCTGTCTGGTGTGTCCATGACACCGCAAGCATCAGCGGCTATACCTGGCCCGTGATCGACTCCATCGTCACAGATGTCGAGAAGGCGGTCATGGTTGACACCACGCGGGGCGGATATGCTCACGATTGTGAGGTGAGATCCATCGAGGGGTTCTCGATCACCCAGGGCCAGCCATATGTCGGCGCCAACGTCCAGCTGGTGGTTTCATATGCTCACGCGGCATCGAACCCGGAGACAGCGCGATGACGGAACTGATGGCCAGCCCTGAATCTGTCGAGGAGATCAGAATCCATCGAACCCTGACATCGTCCCCTGCCGGTCTAATCCAGCGGCGGAACGTATACACATCCCATTATCCATTCATGAAGCAGTACCGTTTAACCTGGAACACAGCGAGCAAGGCAGAAAAAGATGAAGTGGTGCAGCTCCTGCGCGACACCAGAGGCAGCGGAACATTCACATGGAAGCCGACCGGGACATCAACGGCGGCCACGTTCAGATTCATTTCAGAATCAATTACCTGGGAGGCCGTTTCCGCAGGCGTGTACAGCCTGACGGTCCTGGTCGAAGAAACACGTTAGGAGAACGGCATGGCTCTTCTGAACAGGAAGCAGCAAATCGCAATCAAGACAGAAGTTACAGAGGGGACGGCGGAACCCCTAGCCGCCGCAGATGCAGCGTTCAACATCTTCGAGTCGTCATTCTCCCCGGACATTCAGCAGTTTGAACGCAACCCATTCAGGACATCGATAGGTAACGTGGCATCAATTGCAGGCGTTAAAACGGCGACGATGTCATATACCACTGAGCTTGTCGGTTCTGGTAACCATGTGACCACTGCCCCGCCATTCGCATCGATCCTTTCCAGTTGCGGGTTTAGGCAAATAGCGCTCAAAAATATCTCAATCACATCCTTGTCGGGCACCTTCCAGGTTGGTGAAACCATCACAGGGTCCGTCGGCAGCGGTACAGCCACCGTTGCTAAAACCAGCGTTACAGGAGACAGCACCCTATACCTCCACAGCCAGACATCGACATTCCAAGCCGAAGACATCACGGGCGGAACGTCAGGAGCGACCGCCACCATTGCCGGTGATTCCGCGCTTGTTGGATTCCAGTACGCCCCAACTTCTGAATTCAATAACACAACGGCGACCGAGTCATCTGCTGGCGGTGTATACCTCTCCAGCTCTTCCCTGAGTCTGTTCAATGACGGGCTTGTCCATAAGATGGCGGGGTGCCGGTCCAACCTGACGATGAGATGTGCCACCGGCGAGCCGATGCAGCTGGCCATCGAAACCACCGGCCCGCTCATCAGTACGATTGATGACGCCATGTTGACCGGGATCACATACCCAACGGAAAAGCCCCCGACATTCCTAGACGCCGGGTTCAGCGTTCAGGGGTATTCTGCGGTTATCGATAACCTAGAACTCACATCCGGAAATGATCTCCAAGTGAGAAAAGACCCCAACACGACCGCCGGCGCCATCTCCACAAAGATTGTCAACCGGGCGGCGACAGGAAGCATCGACCCCGAGGGGGTCGTAATCGCCAATGAACACAACTTCTTTTCTAATGTGTACACCAACGCAGAGGGAGTCCTAGAGACAACCATCGGAGACACGGCGGGTAATAAGTTCATTATCAGCGCAGTCAAAGCGCAGTACACGAACATCAATGCAGGCGAGCGAGCTGGCCTGACAACCAACCAGATAGACCTTTCTCTGAATGAATCAGCAGGCAATGATGAATTGGTAATACTGGCAATCTGACCCAATGAGAGGGGGCAGAGTGGCGATAATTGTAGACCCGGAGGTCACCCATGAATTTGTGCTTCCAGAGGATGAAAATTCCGACAAGGCAGCGCAGACGGTATTCACATTGAAGCCGATGACGGGCAGGGAGTTTGCCCGGATGGCGTCGAATTTGACAGGCGCCCAGGATGACCCGGAGCGGATCTATGACCTGCTGCGCGTGACCGTCAGGGGCTGGAAGAATCTACAGCTCACATCAGGGAAAAAGCTAAAGTTCAGCGAAACGAACATCGACCATCTCCCCATAACGATTGCCAGCACGTTGGCAGAAGCCAGTCTGAACCTGGCAGGCATCACACCGGAGGAGGCGGGAAACTAATCATCGCGGTGAGGATCGGGTCTGATAAATACCCGCACTCCTGCCGCCTTTGCAAGGAACAGGGGGCCTCAAGTGAACTCCTCAGAAGACAATGGGGATGCGATAGCCCAACTGATCATGAACAAGATCGCATTGATTGCCTGGCTTGTGGCGGGGAGCTGCCGAACTGTCAGCGGTGCAGTGGGCGAGGCTACATCTCGATCTACCGTTGCCCACGCACGATGGTCTGCCCCGAGGTCTGGGACGGCCTCAGGGTAGCCTTGCGGGCAAAGTCTGCGGGCATCTGGCCGGTCGCTGGCGGGTCACAAGACCAGGCGCGGGCATTCCTGCAACTGTACGATGTGGTCGCCGATGAGGTTGCGCGGATTGAAGCCGAGGAGATGAAGAGTGCCAGCAAATAGAAGAAGCATCCTTGAGATTGTCCTTCAGGCGAAAAACCTAACGGCAGCACCGTTCGCCGCCGTTCGCCGGGCCTTGGCCAGGATCCATCGCGCCGGCGTTGCTGCCTTCTCTGCGATGGCCGCCAGGGCGAAAATGCTAACCGCCACGCTATTCTCGATGGCGGTCCCTCTGGGGTTAATCCAATCCATCAGGCTCGGCGTCAACCTCGAGGCTGACCTGGCGAAGGTCGGCACCCTGTCACAGGCGGCCACCGACCGGCTCGGGGAGTTCAAAAACGAACTCCAAACCATCGCAGCGACCAGCGGCACACCCATCGAGGAACTGACAGACGCCCTTTTTAACATGGTATCTGCCGGCGTGGCCGAGGAAGAAGTCATCCACCAGGTGACCGAGGCCAACCGCTTGGCCATTGCAGGTTATGCGGAACTCAGCAACACGGTTCTGGCTATGACCAAGGTGATGAACGTATACGGGTTGGCCACCGATCAGGCCAGACACGCCGCAGAGGTGTTATTTGCAACCCAGAAAATCGGCCAGACAGACGTGGCCCAGGTGGCCCAAAACTTCCCGAAGGTTACAGCCACTGCGAAGGTCCTGGGTTTAGAACTCGAGCAGCTGGGTGCGGCCTTCGCACAGGTAACCCTGAAATTAGCCAACAGCGAAGAGGCGGCAACGGCGCTCAGGGCATCCTTCAGCCTGCTACAGAAGCCAAGCGCAGACCTTAAGTCTGTATACAGTGAGCTAGGGCTGACGATTGAAACCTTATTCGACAACGGGCGGACACTTGGAGATGTGTGGAGCCTCATCATCGCCAAGAGCCGAGAGATGGGCATCGCCTTCGCTGACATCGTCCCCAACATCCGGGCACTCCCTGCGGTTGTAGCATTGATGAACCGCGAAGGGGCCGAGTTCAACGAGACCCTGGTGAAGTTCAGAGACGGCCTGAGCCGCCTGACGCCAGCCCTCGAAGACGTGGAGAAGACCACCAAGCGAACCCTGATGCGGTTCAAGGAATTCTTGAAGGTCCTGGGAACAAGGTTCGCCGTCCCATTCATGGCGGAGATCAATGAACGGCTGAAGTTCACCAACGACGAGCTCGCCGTGGCCAGCATTCGGGCTGAGATTCTCGGAAACCAATTCCTGTTGTGGGGTAAAAAACTCGAGCCCGTCTGGCGGGGCTTCATGGTCGTCGTCTCCCATCTATCCGCAGCGGTAAAACTAGCATGGCATTTCGGTCGAGTCATCGGGGCGGTGGGCAAGTCGGTGGCCGAGTTTTTCATCCGGGCTTCCGAGGGCTTCACAACAGCGTTTGAGGAGCGGTCAAAAAGGCGCGGCCTCTTTGCCAACGTAATCGGGGCGGCAAAGGGTCATTTTGAGGGGATGTTTAAAACAGCCGAAAAACTTGCCGAGCTGGTTGTCGCGATATTCAAAGACGCCGTCGAGGCTGTTGCCTCCTTCTTCAAGTTGGCGGGGCTCGGCTTCTGGGGGTTAGGCGCAACCATCGCCAGCGTGTTGCTGACACCTCTGAAGTTGGCGATGCAGGGCGTTGAAGAGTTGGCAATCGGCATCCAGTGGGTGGCATGGAAAATTGCCAACCCAATGACAAAGAAAGCCACCCCGACATTCACCGCCGACTGGATTGGGGATTTTGCTAAAGAGGTCAAGGCTTGGCAGACATTCCTTGACAAGCATGTAGTTGAAGATATTGGCGGGGAGATCGCCAAGACTATTGCAGCATTGGGCGACGACACTAAAAAGGCGCTGGGTAAAGTCAAGAAGCAGACGCTGGAATGGCTGACAGAATTCCGGGAATCAATGAAGCAGGCAGGCCGAGAGGCCACCCGGCTGATGGAGCTAATAAAAGGCGGGGAAGTCCACAAGGAAACCAAGGCCACATTTGATGCAGCCTTTAAGTCCGTGGGGGCCGCACTCGCCGAGGCAAACGAGAACCGGGAAAAGTTCTTTGAGATGCTACGCGATCTCGATACGGGGGACCTCGTCATAGGTGCGGCTGAGTTCAGAGAAATACAGCGGCTGAATGCTGAGCTGAAAGCATTGGAGGCCAACCACGCAGCGTTAAAGAAGCACATCGAAGGACGGCCCATCGAGATCATCTTGCAGATGTCTCTTCCGCAATTTCATCCAGACGTATTCCAACAAGTGGTGGCCGACACCTTCTCCTGGTCATGGTGGGGGGAGAAACTTTCACCGGACATGGTGGAGGTCGAGCGCGTCTGGGGCACCTGGTTTAATAGCGTCAAGGAGAAGGTCGATGGTGTTCGCGGGGTGTGGAATCGACTGAAGGAGACCATCGCCAGGAATGCACGGATAAAGGCAGCATTTGAGCATTGGACGATGACCGTTGCTGAACTCGAGGAGGCGTTAATCCGCACGGCACAGGGGGCGCTGGCGCAATTCTTCGACAGCGTGGCAGCTGGCACAGCAAACGCAAACGATGCATTCAAGGCAATGCTGCGGGCGATGCTTTCAGCCTTGAACAAGTTCATGGCTGACCGGATCGTCTGGCAGTTCCTGCGGGCTTTCGGATTCGAGGGCGGGCCAGCTCCTGGGCCGATGGGGACCGGGACAGAAGCCGGCGCCGCCAGCGCCGAACTCGCCGCCAAGGGCGCCATTTTCCCCGGCCCCTTTACGCCGATCCAAGAATTTGCCCAGGGTGGCATCGTCCGCCGGCCCACGCTAGGGCTGATCGGAGAGGCTGGGCAGAACGAGGCCATCGTCCCGCTGCCCGATGGAAAGGCCATCCCCGTAGAGATGACAGGAGGGGGGGACAGCTTCGCCATCACCATCAACGCGATGGATAGCGCATCGGTATCCAATCTCCTGCTGTCTGACAATGGGCAGCGGGCCATCGTTGCAGCGTTCCAGAACGCCAGGGCCACCCGGGTCGGGTTCCAGCGATGACCTGGGTATCCTTTACGATACCAACCCTTGCCGCGTCGGTTGACGACAGCGATGGGACCACCAACCCCATCGCCTTCGATGCCGGTATTTCCGCCCAGAGTATCATCGCCCCGAAGATG